TAATAAGCTCCTCTTGGGATAGTTCTAACTCTTCGCCAGCTACCTTAACTCGAAAGCGTTTGGTTTCTGGCTCTTCGTTAGAGTCCTGAGAATCTTCTTCCTCGTACTCTTCGGTTGGTGCTTCTTCACTAGCCTCGATCTCTTCTTCAGCCTCTACTTGGTCGTTAGCTTGTCCATCGCTGGATGCTTCGTCTCCACCTAGTAGGTTGAGAAATGAGTCTCGTGCTTCTTGTATCGTGCCTGTAGGTTGATCACTCCCGATTGGGTTGGTGTCTGTCATTTAGTTTCCTTTGTTAATTTAAAATATCTTCCAACGACCTGCAATAATCTTATTGTTTGCTGCCATTGACTCAATTGATGCGTAGATCTTGTTATATGCGCTGACCATGATATAAGCGTTCTCTCTTGCCCTTATGTCATCCTCATCACTAGCAATAATCTTGTTTACTTCAATGTCTTTAAGCTCTGTCAGAACCTGTTTAAAGTGGTCTGTCGCTAAAAGGTTGGTTGCCCATTCTATGTTGGTCATGCGAATCTTCCTGCGCCACTAGAAGCTGGTGCTGTCATTGGTGCGTTACCTTGAGATAACATTGGTGAGTTGCCTAGTAGTCCACCCATAAACTGTCCAGCACCACCTGTGTATTGCTGATTCATTATAGGCATAGCCATTTGTGGGAACATTGATGCTATTGATGGTGCGTTATATTGGTAAGGCTGTCTGTTTTGCATCATCTTATTAACCATCGAGATGTCCCCAGTATAGTTCCTTCTTGTTCCAAACAAATTGGTCATAAGAGTTTTATACCTTGCGTTATGCTCTGGACTACCTGTAGGAACACTACGAAACATAGCATTACTACCATATCCACCATTAGCTTGTTGAAATCCGCCCATGCCCATGTAGCCACTGTTATTGCCCATAAAGTTATTACCGCCATATCTTTGTGGCGTATACACTTCATTTGTGTAGTATTGACTGGTAACTGGATCTAGGTAAACAGTAGAATCTTTTTGAGTATATGCCATATTTATCCTTTACCCATTTATACCAGAATTAGCGATGTCATTCAAGGAAGCAATTGCTTTCATGACTGAGTCCATCTTCATCACGTTAGTTCCATCTGTGACCTTCATGGCTTCGATCTGTAGCTTCATCTCTTTGAGCGCAAGCTCTGCGTTATCCTTTGCAGCCTTCTGTTGCATCTCAAGTTGTTTCTGCTCGTTCTCGATCATCATTTTCTGACGATTTAGTTCGTTTCGTGCTGCGTCTGCCTGTGCTTTTAACTCAGCCTTAGACTTTTCAACTTCAGCGTAGATTCGGTTAGCTTCAGCCGTAGGATCAGCAGGTGGTTGTGAAGCCTGCATCATGATTTGTTGCTCAACCTCTGGCGTAATCTCATTGATAAACGCAGTAGTATCTTTAAAGCCAGCCATCTCAATCATTTTGCTTAATGTCTTGCGATACTGTGTGACTGTAACAAGAGGATTGTTTACGCCATACTTGCCGATAATCTCTTCTTGTTTAGCCATGATCATTTGTAGCATAGCAATCTGTTCTTGACGGTTACCGTTACCTAAACCTACGTTGATTGATACATCGTACTGGTTGCTCCACTCACGAGGATCAAAGTTAGTCCATTTGCCACGCAATCGAATCGTGCGCTCTTTTTCTTGGTACTTGCAGAGTAGGTGTAGGATGCCCTTAAATAACGATTTAACGCCTGTTTCTGCAAAGATACGAGCTATTAACTCTAGCTTGCCCTCAGACTGTCTAGTCATCGCTGCAACTGCTGTAGCACTTACGTTCTGCAATACGTTTGGATCAAGACCCTGTTGCATATCGGACACGCCAGTGCGTTTTGCTAGTGCATTGTCCAAATACTCGAACATTGGGAACGACTGATTAGCAGTAGATTGAACTGTCAATGGGATGATAGCGTTAGCGTTCTTAACACGCACTACACCACCAGCCGTTGACGTAATCAAGTCATCAATATTCACTTGACCTTCTACTGCTGCCACACGGTAGTTGTTTGTTAGGTACAGGTTGTTAAACATTTGGCGTAGGATTGTGGACTTCTCAAGCTGGATGTCCATTGTCCTGTCGGCCATTGATTGACCAAAGAATATGTGTGGGATTGGGATAGGGCATAGTGAATGGAATGGAACGTAGTCGCACTCTTCTTGCGATAGGATCTTGTTGCCAGCAATCAATACCTTACGTAACTCAGGTATCTCATCGCCATCCATGTCATATTTAATGTAGCACTCGAATATCTCTACGTCATCTGTGTTTGAGTAATCAGGTAGTTCATCACGTTGGTAACGTGCTAGGCGCTCTGAGCTATATTCTAGTCGGTCACCTGCTGGTATCTCATCGACTGTATCTTTATCAAAGCCCATCGCAATCAAGTCACCACGAGCAATCATGCGTCTATGAGCTACGAAATTAGCATCGGCAATGCCTCTTGCTGTCTTGCTAATTAGGAACTCTTCTGGTGGCACGTTCTCAATGACGATACGGCTGTTGTCTTTAGTGCGCTGAATGGTCACGTTGTGTGAGTTGTAAACCATGCCGTCAGCAGCGATGATCGATTCAGTCTTTTGTCTAACGATCTCGAACTCGCCATCCATTAACAACATGGTCATTTCGTCATCGGACAGGTTCTGGTACTTCTCTTTGGTGATGTCTTTCTTGCTTGACCAGTAAGCCTTAACTACGCCTACTTTTTGTAGCAAGGCATCCTTGAACCAGTTGTGCAGAATGATAAAGCCATCGTTGTCTTTGTAGAACACCCAGTTAGCCATGTCACTTGCCTGCTCTGCGAATGGTTCGTCACCATCCTTGACTGGCTCAAACTGTACGGCATCCTCATTAGCTGTGAACACACGAATCAATTGTGGTAGCGCACCGTCTACGGCCTCTGCTACTTCCCCTGTCACTACTTGACTTGAACCTTCTACCTCATTGCCGTAAGGCTTGCGTAGATAGTAGTCCATTGCCTCTGCACGTTGAGCGACTGTTTCCGTCTCAAGATAGCCAATAGAGGCATCAATCTGCGTGATACATTCGTTCAGTAATTCATCTTCGTTCATCTTCATTTAGACTACCCAGTTCGTGTTTGTGTTGATCGGTTTAGACCAAGTCGTGTCTACTTCGTTTAATCCTATTGCTAAATACCTAAAGCTGTCAGCAAAGTGTGATGACCAATCATGTAATGGCGTATCATAGAACACATTACGCTTCTCATCATACACTCGTCTATAGTTTCTTAATGCTGAGTAACCTTGTTTAGTTGACTCTTTATCAAACCAGCATCTCGGTAACAATCGTCTAACGGCTTGTATGCCATCAGCGACTGACAGGCTTGGTGCGATTGTCACATCTAATCCAGCTTCCATTAATACTTCTTGCCTACTCTTACCTGTTCCTAGCTCTCTCACCCTAACGTCATGCGGTAGGATGTTCTGTGCCTTATCGTAACCTTTTTCTCGCAGCCAGCTCACATAGTAATCTAAGCCAACACCGTGATTCTCTACGCAGTCAATAACCTGAATCTCTTTGCCTACAATTTGGGCAACAAATATACAAGTAGAATCGCTAATACCAAGATCCCAGCTACAAACGAGTCTAGCCAAGTTGTCTCTAGGAATCGTTGAAATACGGTTTTCTTTTTCTGCTTCATTGATTAGTGCGCCATAGTAAGCGCCCTCAACTGGTGATTCAAAAGAACACTCAAACTCTTGTAGGTACTTATCCTCACCCATCTCAGACTTAGCATCAGCCAACTCTTTGTGATCTAGGATTCCTGTATCACTAGCCTTAAACTCTAGGAACTTCCAACCTTCTGACTTCTGCGCTCTTTCCTTGAAGTCTGCAAAGTGGTTGTTGCCTTTAGGCGTTCCTATGAACAAACACCAGCCTTTGCGATCTGCTAGTGCTGGTCTTAATATCTCATTCCAGATTTTTGGGTTCTGGTCACCAATCTCATCAAGCACTACGCCATCAAAGTATTGACCTCGTAAGCTATCACCATTATCTGATCCATACAGGCTTATGCGCCTACCCATGAAGTCTACCCTGAGTTCGGCAATATTAACCTTTGCGCCTAGTGGTCTGGTGTACTCTACCAAGTAATCAAACGCTACCCTTTTTGCCTGTGCATAAGTAGGTGCGATGTATGCGTATCTTGGATCTTTCTGTTCGTTATTCAGCGCCAAGTCAATCAAGTCCATGATCGCTGATACTGTCTTGCCCATACGTCTGTGAGCTACTGCTACTACAAACCGATACTTCCTTAGTGCTGCATGAATCTCTAGTTGAGGTGGTCTTGGTCTGTAGCCTAAGTCTATACTCTC